TGCACTCACCTGATGTTTGTGGATGCAGACATACGCTTTAATCCAAATGACGTTCTGACCATGCTGGAGGCCGACAAGGAAATTATCTGCGGCATCTATCCTAAAAAGGAAATCAACTGGAATCAGGTACACAAGGCTGCGCTGGAAGGCGTACCGCCAGAAAAGCTGAAATTTTATACGGGGGCATTCGTAGTTAATTTGAAGAACTACGCTGGCGAGGCAACCGTACCAGTGAACGAGCCTATCGAAATCTGGAACGGCGGCACTGGATTCATGCTTATCAAGAGGGAAGTGTTCGAGCAACTAAAGCCACACACACCTAGCTATATCAATGATGTTGGCGATCTTGCTGGCAACCTCGGCGCAGAGGAAATCTTCCAATACTTTACGGAAAGCATTGAGCCTGAGACTCGGCGCTTGCTTTCTGAGGATTATCACTTCTGCAAACAGTGGCGAGATAAGTGTAACGGTTCCGTATGGGCTGCGCCTTGGGTTCACCTAAGTCATATCGGCACATACATTTTTGAAGGTGGTTTGATTCCAGCGCCATAAGGAGATGAAATGACGGAGATAGTGAAGTGTCAACTTCTTGATTTTCTTGCAGAGAAAATTAAAGAACAAGAGGGTGGCAAAGCTAATGATTCAGCAGTAGCCAAGTATTTCAAGATGAGTCCACCTGTTTTGAGCAAGATTCGTCATGGCAAGATAAAAGTCAATGCTGAATTTATCCTAGCCATTCACGAAAAGATGGGCATTCCTGTTAAACAAATTAGAGATATGTTATAGGAGGCGAACATGAAAGCAGTCATCGGAGCATTCTTGATGTGCGTAGCTACACTGGTCTGGGCTAACTGTACCACTCATAGCTATTACATGAACGGTAGATATGTAGTCTGCACAACCTGCTGCTATGGCGGCAACTGCAATACAAACTGCTACTAATGGAAACATTTACTGCTTTGGTCTTCTTTGGAGGGCTGCTAGTGGGAATGGGTGCGCTATTGCTGATGGCAGCAATTATCACCTACTTCATTTTTTGCTAAAATATTTGTGGGCGAAAGCTGTGCTGGTCTTGATTAACCTTGGTCAGTGGTCAATCTACACAGTGAGTAGCCTACCTCTTACCGCTACGCTTGGCAGTCTTTGCTGAACGTATAAAAGCTTCCTTAGTCGGATAGCCTTTCTCTCCCGGTTTCTTAGGCGGCAAGCCTTTCTCCCGGCGCTTGTTGATGTTGTAGTACAGTCCTTTTACCGGCATTTCCACCTCCGCATAGAAGCTTTAGCGCGTTCAGAATTCTTTGACTTGCGTACTACACCAGCCATACGCGCACAGAATGATTTGCGCCTAGCTGCCTCACCCTTGGTAGGATTGCTGGAAGTCACTGGCGCACGTAGATTGCTGCCGGTTTCCCGGTTGTACTTAGCCCTACCCTTGGCAGTCAAGCCAGCACCCTGACTAGCAGGTAGCTTCTCACCTCTGCCTATAGATAGGCTGACACCTTTCTTAGCCATTAGTAACTCCACACATTAGGTCTAGGGGGAGACTTAACCGTATCAACGTGGATAAATCTGCCAGCGCCCTTCTGCTGTACGCCTATGCCAGTAAAGCCTAGCTGCATAGCCAGAGAAAGGATTTTGTGAGCCTCGCTACCATCAACGCCTATGTCGGCAGCAAGCCCGGTAGAGTGAGCGCCAGAAGCTTTCTTAGCAGCTTCTATGGGATGTTTAGGGCAACGGTATCCAGAAGTAATCTTCATGGGTTTACCGTAGAGATTACGTAGTTCTTGCAGCTTATCCATAAATTCAGGCTGCATCTTGTTTTGCCCACAATGTTTGCAGGAAAACTCATCAGCCTTGAAGTTAGGATATTTCGACCAATCCATTACTTGTCAGCAGTCAGCATACCAACCAGACCAGCAATGCCTAGTCCAGCAGTCACGATAGCTTCAGCCATAGCCGGGGCAATAGGCACACCAATAGCAGTCAGAAACAGGATAGCGCCACGCCACGTTGACGGTTCTTTAGCTCTGTCGAGAATGTAATCTTTCATGATTTACCTCACTTGCTGCGCGGTCATAATAATTGATGGAATAGCAGGACTATAAACTCCGGGTGGCTCATGTTCTATGACAATGTTTACATTGTCAGTAAACCAAATTATTTCTATGTAATCACCAGCAGCTAAACTAATCATAAAGTTCCATGCGGCAACAATATAAGGAGCATTAGACGGAACAGTTAATTTAGTGTCTGAGTTATCAATATTGTTTTCATTTAATCTAAACCAAATGTTTACAGTATTGCCAGAACCACCGCCACCTCTATTATGAAACTGTGCAGAAAATTGAATGTTGTACGTTCCAGTATGAGCAAACGTCATTCTACTTTTCTTGCTAGAGGCATTTAACTCCATAGTTATGCCATCTGCATCTGCGGTGTTTTCGCAAGCCATAGCAGTTGGAGTAACACCATCTGCTTGATCGACAGAACTGTAAAACGATCCGTAATAACCAGCAAAGTTAGTAGTTTGATTTACAGTTATGCCGCCAGCAGTTCTTAACATTAGACACCATCCCCTGCCGTGATATTGACTACCGCAGTTCCGCTTGCTGTTGCGCCAGTAAAGTATTGATTGGCGTTAAGTGTAAATACCTCAACAGAATTAGGCATCAAACTAAGTGTTGAACCAACAACTGTAGTGTTTGCCATAGTGGTTGCGGCATTAGCGGTAGCACCAAAACCTAAATAAACTGCAACATTTCCCAAGTTATGAACTCGGTACTGTGTGCCGCCAATAATGGTTGCCGTAGCTTGAACTGGCGTTGGTGGGCTTACAGCGGCAGTAAACGTTACTGTATTCCCCATTGGGGTAAAAGCCATAATACCCATGTTATGCCACCTTTTTCTGGCCTTTCACCATATCAGTAGGGCTGTTCTTACTATCGTGAGAACTGCCGAAACACCAAGTAGATTGGAAGCCACCCTTGGGCAGCGTACCTGACTTGTAGTATGGATCGCCACCGCCAGTAACATCAGTAGGCAACTGAGGGCGCATAGCAATACCGCCTTGCTGGTTATTAGTCTGATACTTTTTCATCTCTCAAGCTCCTATCTCTACGCAAAACCAAAAACGTGAATACGGAAAAGATAGCCAGCGCAACCAATCTCTCCCACTGCGGCCCCCACATAGCCCACGAAGTCATCCCGCAGACCATTCCTAATGCAAGAATCAAAATCAAACGCTCTGACAATACATCTAATGCAATACTGATAAGCTTAGTAGCATCCATGAATATCCCCTATAATGAATGGTATTCACATAATACTACTCATCTTCCTCAGAAGCAAAACCGCTTCCCCATTCGTCATCGGCTATTTTCAATTTGATAGCTTCCAGCTTCAGGGCGCGGTCTATCACCTTAGACTTGTCAGTAATAGATGCCGTAGGGTCTTGCATTACCTCTTTTAGCATCTTAGAAATAGCATCTTCGAGTTCAGGATTTATCCCCTTATCCTTTTTCCTGCTCATCGCATACGACCTCTAGCTTCTTTCTTTGCCTTACGAGCAACACTGTAGGCAATAGCTACGGCTTGTTTCTGGGGCTTGCCACGCTTCATTTCCTTAGAAATGTTTTTGCTCATGGACTTCTGGCTATATCCTTTTACCAATGGCATAGAAGCCTCCTATCGCTTCATCTTACGTTTAGCGCCACGCATAGGCATGGCTGGCTTTTCCTTCATCATCGTGCGGCCTAGCGCCTTTTGAGCGTCCAGCGAACCACGAACCTCGTTCTCGCCGCCACGCATCTCAGCAGCACGAATCTCTGCGTCACTCATCTTTTTGCCATACATCATCATCTTGCTCCCAAGTTGGGCGCGACAGAACCGATCTGACCGCGCTGATTTATAACCCCCTCTGCCGTTCTGTACGCACCCGGCGCAACATAACCAATGATTGCATTCTTAATAAGACTTCCAGCCAATGTCAACTTCTGTTGTTCTGGAATGGCAACATCCTGAATTTTTCTAAGCTGGCGGCTGATCTGGTCTAGCTCTCTAGCGCCCATCAAGCCCGTCCTGCCTAGCGAATCTTTCAGGCTGCTTTCCCAGAACCTAATAGTGCCAAAGATACCTTGCGTAGCCCTGTCTGCCAATGACTGACGAACAGCCTCGGCAAGTATCTCCCGGCCTTTGGGGGCGGCGGCAATGGTGGGCGCAATTCGATCCCACAGCGTCCTGTCACCCTTGTTGATAATCTCGACTACACGGGCGGCAGGTTCCGCAGAGCCAAGGATAGTCTGCGCTTCTTTCTCAGCAGCAGCCAAAACTTTGCCGCCTTCTTTAACGCCTAATTCCTCTGCTCTGGTAGCTTCTTTAGCCGCCATACCCGCTTGAGCCTCTTTACCCTTGCCAATCTTGGCGGCACGGGTTGCCATGCCTTCAGCGCGTTCTAGGTTATTTACATAGGTTTGCGCTGTACGTTGAA